AAGCGTGTTGGCTGAAAGTCGTAGCACCCTGATATCTTCTCCAGTTAGGGCCCCGCCAGCGCGAAGTTTCGCAACAACCTTCTCCACCCCAGGGAAATCCAGGCCATACGAGCGATGCCTGGCCAGGGAAGACGATATCTGTTCGCGTGTAAATCCGCCGTAGATTTCTGGGTCGAGGTGCTTGCGCACAGCGTCATCTACAAGTTTGAAATCGTCGACTGATTGTCGAGCAAAGTCTTCGTAGAACTTAGTGTCATTTACCAGGCCCTCGATGGCCTTCATCGAGTCGGCAAGCTTTGGCGTGGCCATCTTGTCCAGGCTCTCTATGATCTTGCCAACGTCATTTCCTACAGCGGCAGAGGCCTCAGCGGCATCTTTTAGCAGGATCGCACCCTGGCGAGTTGCGGCAATCTTTTCCGCATCATCTGTGATCTTTGACACCTTTGAGAGAAGCTCTTCGGCCGCTACCCTCAAGGACGTTGCAGCCTCGACAGATCCAGGCCCAGCGAATCCAAAGTTTCGTGGTCGGTAGGCGTTGATTGTCCTTATCGGGCTAATGTAGCCATTGCGCTGATCTCGAAGAAGCTGAATCATTACCGTCCTGGCATCATTCGTACCATACTGCTTAGACGCGGCAGTCCACTGGCGAGGGAACTTGAATCGAATTTCGTCAGAAACCTTGTCTAGCGCAAGCTGGAATGCCATCGTGTCTCGTCGTGCTTGCTTCATTGGGTATGGGTTCATGACGGTCGCAAGAGTTTCGTGGAATCGTCCGGATAGGGACTGCCTCCACCCCTTCTTCACCAACTCTCCAGCTGGAGTGCTCATGATAACATCCGCCTGCTTTCCACCAAGAAGGACAACCGTGTTCGAGACGTCAAGATCTCCACGCAGAGCCGCTCCAGGCTGCCCCAGAACGAACTCTGCAAACTCTGGCTCAATAGATTGACCAGTGCGTTGAGCAAGTCCAAATGCTTCTCCTAGCTCATTCTTAACCCACGGCAACCTTTTTGCCCATCCGTATTTAGCTTCGTATGGACCAGACGTCATGACTCTATCGATAGCTCGAAGCCTGTTGAAGAATGGGGACTCGATTGCTTCCTGGAGATAGAAGTTTGGGTTTAGTTTAAACTTGAGCGTTGGGTAGATATAGTCAGTCAATATAGCGAGCGCAGGCAACCGAACTTTCATAAATCCAGTGAAGCTTTGCGTCCTGCCGACAACATCCGTAGTTCCGGCAAACATCTTCATGATTACGCGTCGAGCATCTCCACCATTCTGGCGAATGAGCGTATCTGCTACTTTCGCATCAAGGTGCTTGAACAGTGTGTCTCGTGCTATCTCAGAGTCTGTAATAAGACCGCGAGGTGAAACTCCGCGCTTCAGACCAAGCTCATTGAATGCAGCAAGAATTCGTCGACCATCAGCATTCGTGCCGCCAGCAGCCTCGAGAAGTCGGATCGAATTATCAAGTTGCTGTTGCTGAACTACGCGTGACGATATTGGCGTAAGCCATCGATCAGCGAGCTGTCGAAGAGGAGACCTCATGAACGATTCAGCAGTAAGATCAAGACTCTCGTCGATGAGGCCAGCTGTCGAATCGAGGAACGGAGCGATTGAGTCGCTTACGTACTCAACACTATCATCGGTTACCCGAGTTGCCGCCCGCTTAATCACGTTGCTTTCCGGGGCAAACCCAAGGCTGTACCTTCCGGCGGATAGAAGCTCAGACGCATACTTTCCAGCACCAACACCGAGATTGTCTAGGATTGCAGCAAACTGAGCTGCCTCTTCGGCACTGGCCAACGTTACATAATGACCGTTTTCCAGCATGTTGTCAATAGTAGGCCCAAGCTCAGCCCAGATCGATGCCGTATCTTTTCCAACCATGAGGTGGAAGTCCGGGAAGTACCCAGTGATGATCTGGGCAAGGTCGTCCGCCGTGGCTGTACCCTTGACAAATTTGTCGTTGGCAGCAATTCTGCTTGCAAGATCTCCAGGAAGTGCCGCTATTGACTCTGCTGACGGCTTCTTCCCAGCGGCCAAATCGTCGGCTATAGACTTAATAGCCTCTAGGCGATCCTTGGTTATGGTGTCAGCCTTGACAAGATTTATTCTAGTGTATTTTGCATTTTCCGGCGCATTAAGTATTTGCTTGAGTTCGTCGAACTTTGCTGTAGGAATCCTTTGTCCGAGGATCTCTGCCAGTTTCTCGGCATCTCCAACCTTGGCAGCAAGAAGGGCGCTTCTCACGATTGCCGCGTTTGATCCCTGGGCTCCGTACGCTGCGATCTCTAGTGTCTGAACGAATCTTGCCTGCTCGGCCACTGGGAGCTTAGATACAGATGTATCCCATATCTTGGCAAACACAGAGGCAACTTCTGGAGACGACACCGTGGCCCCACCGGTTAGCGTCCTAGCAACCTGCTCTCGTCCGCCTATATTTGCAGCAGCCTCTCCCTTTGCGATAAATAGCTCGCGAAGACGTTGTGGAGCAAGTCTCTCTAGCTGATATGCGCCTTCGGTTATGTGCGCTTGTGCCTCGACAATTGTGTCTGCAGTACGAACGCCGCCTGCATTCTGGACAACTTTATAATCTCCTGCGGCATTGGCTGCGACTCGACGAGTTTCCGCCTCTGCCAAATCGTCAATCCAGCTCCTTCGAATCATTCTGCGTTCTGCGTCTGATACGTTGTAGACCTTCTTGATGGCATCGGCTGCTCCAGCAGAGTCAAAGACGCCCTCTTCAACCAAGCGCTTTGCTGCCCACTCTTCCCCAGATATCGCTAGCTTTCCATCGTCAACTAGCTTTTTTGCCTGGCCTACAACCTTAAGAGCAAAGTCGACCTTGGAGGCGGCGACACTGCTATTTGACTTAGAGAACAGTCGGGAGATTGAGAACACCATCGCGTTGCTAAGACCCTTGCCATAGTTCTTGGCAACGGCACCAGCAAGGTCCCCACGACCAAGTCCATCCAGGGATTCCAGCACCACCTTTGGTGCCTGGCCAAGAGACTTCGATGCCGCTACTGCAATTGGCGTAGCGATTGCACCGACAAGCGCGTTAAATCCGCGACCCATCTTTCCAAGCGTCGCATCGTAAAGAGATGCTGGAATTCTCCACTTGTCCAGGAATGCCATCTCTTCGGCAGTGATCCTTGAACCAACGAGTTCTTTTCCGAGTGACCTCGCTGTCTTTCCGCCGACAGTAAGACTTGTGGCTTTTTCGAAGTCCATCACTGATCGCCCAGCCTTTGAAGCGGCAACAACGTCAGCGGCTTCCGCCAGCGCTGTCCTTTCAACTCCGGCAAGCCTTGATGCGCTTCTTGCGAGCGTAAATGGCTTTGTTACTGGTAGGTAATTAAGGGGATCTGTAAGAATTGTGAGGCCAAGATTGGCCGCGGCGTTATCGCTAAATGCGCGATTACTCTCTACGAGCTTGCCGACAACCTTCCCGAAATCAGCTCCGCTGGCCATCATTTGTCGTATGTCGTCTGGGGCTGGCCCAAATATGCCTGACGCCCTGACAGCTGCAGCACCAGTCTGTACTGCCTTGCTGGGAAGCATTGCAACGTCAAGAGCGGTTTTGGCGACATCTTTTACCTGAACAATTCCCTTGATGCCGACCTCACCAAATGCGCCAAGTCCAGCTCCTATAGCACGTCCGACATCTCCAATTACTGGGAGACCGCCTGCAAAGTCAGCAACGCCCTTTACTGCACCAACGGCTCCAGTGAACACGTTGCCAACAGTTGCTCCAATTGTTTCAACTGGATTGGTTGGATCAAGACTTACGTTAAGACGCGGAGCTTCTGGGGCCTTTTCGCGAACAAGCCCAACTGATGGCGGAGCGTATCCGCCGCTTCCTTGGCGTGGTCCGCTGCTTCCTATGTAGCCCATTTATCCCCCTGCTTACTTGTTAGTTGCTGACGTGCTACTAATATTTAAAGATGCACGCTCGCCAGCTCGGAAATCTACAAGAGATTGACTGATTTGCGTCGGTGTAAATTGAGGAATCTTTGGATTTGCAAATCCACCGCCTGTTGTCAACTTAACCCCAGCAGTTGTGTCTGGTGTTTTTGACGTCACACCGCCAGGAGTCAAGTTGCCGCCAACATACCTAAATGCATATGACGTATCCAGTGGGGCAAATGCTGGGTTAGCCTGAGAAACATATGGTGAGAATTTCATCTCTTCTGCAAGGCGCTGTCTTGTTTTTGCAGCCTCTGCCTCTGGGGCAAACTTAAACTGCTGCTCTCCCGGTAGCGGCTGATTCAAAACCCCACCAAGACCTAACGGTCCAACCCCTGCAGCGTAGAATACGTTGCTTGGGTCCATAAGTGGCTTGATGTTTTCAGCTGCACGCCTTCTCTGGAGATCTTGTTCGAACATCCTCTGTGAAGCAATATATCCAGATTCAGTTCTAGCTTGAGCCTGCTCTGGGGTGGGCGTCAGCGATGTTTCGCCAGTTGGAGTCTTGAACGTTTCTGGGGCTTGGCCTGCAAGCGCACCTCCATCGACTCCTCGCCGAGCAGCCTCAACCATCGTGTCGATCCGATCACGAAGAGGTCGAGCAATATTTGTGTTTAGAAGAGCGTTTAGGCCAGATGCGTTCATTCCGGTGATGGCAAACGCAGCGTCTTCGTCAAGGACTGTTAGGTTTCCCAGCGCATCCTTGCCGAACACAGCCGGAACAGTTCCAGTCTGCGTTAGGTTGTTTACAACTGTCTTCGCAATATCAGTGATCGCCTGAGCTCCGCCTGGGCCAACTGCTATGCCCCTATACTGAGAAACATATTTCCCATATACAGGATCTGTCTTAATCTGTTCACCGAGTAGCTTAATCGCGTCGGTTGTCGTAATCGTCGTCTCTCCGTTGTTGTTGGTAGAAACTCCGATTCCGAGATTATCAAGATAGAGCTCCATGCGGTCCATTGGAATCATTTGCTGATCATTTGTCACAAAGAAGTCCTGTCGTCCAGTTTTGTCGTCTATAAAGAATACCTTTTGTCCGACAACCTGGCCAGCAGCGTTCATAACCGGCATAGACGGCTGATTCGCAACCATCGAAATAGTTGTTCCATCAGATGCCTTAGCCGACAAGAACGTTGGAACTCCTCCAGTAACCGGTCCGTCGGAAACAGTGACCTCTGGGTCTCCAGCGTCGTTGATGACAAATGCAAGGTGCGACCTACGATTCCGAACATCGTCCTGAACCTTGTAGTCATTTACAACTGAGCGAATAAAGTCGGCAGGTGCCATATCTCCAGTGAACATTGAGCTAGAGTACTTGTCGACAAGCATGTCTATTTCCTGCTGAGTATTTAGCTCATATAGGAACCTCTTGCCGCCGAAGTCTTTTCCGCCTTCTGGAATGAATCCACGAAGTATATCTTTCATTGCCTGGCCAACGATGTCGCCAGTGTCTATTCTATCAAGACGGTCCGCATGCCTTGCGTATGCATCGGCATTTGCAACTGGGTTTCCAAACATCTTTGCACTGTCAATTACTAGATCAGTGTATGATCGGTCAGCCTTCTCAACGTCTGATATCATCCCAGCTGGTCCTGCAAGCTTTTCATCAATTTGATCCAAGAGGGACGTCATGCGATCTCGGGTTGCAGAGTCAACGCCCTTGCCGGTTGCAAGAACCTTAACCTTTTCTCTAAGATCCCTAAGTCCCTCTACGATTGCTGTCGATGTGAGCGGATCTCCGCCAATCAGGACTCCAGCCTCTCGGCCAGCAATAAGAATGCGAGCCTGAACGTCTGGCTGAAGTTTAAAGAAGTTTTGAGTGAGAGTCATCGTGTCGGTGCCGAGCGAGAGCCTTGTGGCATAGTCAAGAACGCCTTTATTGACGGCAACTGCAAGAGCATCATCAAGAGCATTCCCAATTACGCCTACGCGCTTGCTGACAAAGTCGACGGCGTCACCATACATCTGGTTTCGCCCATCTACTGCAGCCTGCTTCATGGCGTCGCGCAGGTACCCCTGGATTGTGCGATAGGCCTGCATGTCCTTCGTAAGGCCCATTTCTTCAGCACGCTTAAGTTCTCGCTGATAAAATGAAACAAACTTAGATGCAGACGCTCCCTTTGCCTTAAGGTCCATGTTCACGTCGTTGAATCCGACTAGAAACTCTTCCTTGGTGTACAGGATCTTATCTGCTGGGCTATTTGTCATTGACTTCGCATCACGCAAGAAGGCAAGATACTTGTTCATCGTGATCTGCTCACCAAACGCAAACGTACCGTCCTGGTATGCTTCAGAGTACGCGGCCATTTCGGCCTTGAGAGCGCTGTTTCTAAACTCCGCAAGTTCGGCCATGAGCTTGTCGCGCTCTACCGTTCCTGGTGGGTACGCACTGATCATCTCATTGTAGAATGCCTCGACAGCATTCCGGTCTACAGGCTGTCCGCCGTAGGTTGAGTCGTACGTCTTCGTCTCCATGTTCGCATTGAATGCTGCAAGAATTGCCGACTTGCGGGCAGCTTGCTGCTCTTTCAATAGGTTATAGATGAGAAGAGTAAGGTTTTGTGAGCCCGATGTTGCTCGACGGAATCGAGCTCGTCTCCTAGTCTGGACCGCCATTATTGTTCACTCCCATTCTCTGCCGGTGACCCAGCGAGTGACTCTAGGCCCATTGGAAGCTGAGCTCCTGGCTCAGCGTTCTCTGGTAGAGACTGCGCTGGTGGGTTGGCCATATTTTCAAATCCAGACAGTGACGTGCCGCCAGTTGCTGGAGGATTCAATGTCCTAAATGCGTTCATGGACTGTTGCTGAGCTGCGAACTGGTCCTGAGCTTGCTGCTGCTGTGCCTGTAGCTGTTGCGTTTGAACGCCCTGCTGTTGTAGCTGCTGGAACAGCTGTAGCAGGTTGCCCATTGTTAGAACAGCCGCAGGGTTTATTGTTGCGTCAGTCTGCTCATCGCGGATGACGTTCAACTCGCCCTCAGGATCTTCGACGCCGACTCGATCCATAGCGCGTTCTGCGCTCCAAATGCGATTCTGCACAAGATTGATTGCAGTTTGTGCAAGTTCAAGTGTGTCTCGTGGCGTAAGCTCTGGCGGAACAATCTCTAGTCGATATTGACCGTCAAGTATGGACTTTACGGCTGCGTCTTTTTCGGACCACACTGTGGCCGCTACCGTCCAAACGTCTTTAATCCACTGGTAAAAAAGTTTCCGCTTAGGTGCAATGCGAGATTCGTAGTTGGCAATCAGCGATGCGATTGCCTTCGATGATCCAAGTACGCTTGTTGGGGCAAGGCCGAGCAGCAAATCATTGAGCCCTGTTACAACAGCAATTTCCCGGTCGATTCGCTTGTTATAGTCCTCAATCTGGAACTGAGGGATGAACGGCTGCAGGGCCCGGAGCTCGTTGCCAGGGCCAGGGGCAGCAACCTTGTTTGGCTTTGGAAGAGCGTTCGGCGGTACCTCGTCAGGTGCTTCCGCTCCGACGAGCTGCCACATCTGGCCGCCAACGACGGACTGGATCATCTGCGCCTGGTTAGTGATTCGCTCGTCCTTTTCGCGAAGGAGCTGCTCCACATCATAAAGCTCAGGCTTACCGTATGGGCTTCCAGGAACCTTGCCGTTCTGTAGCAGAAGATATGGAATTCTTCCACCATACTCAGGGTGCTTGGTATGCTTTACTAGCGTATTTCCGACGTAGATTGCGTTCCACACCACTGGCGGCTTTCCAGATCCAGATGGGACCTTATACCAGTAGTCATAAACTTCTACCTGAAGCTGTTCGTATACAGTTTCTCGCCTGAGTGGGTTGCGCTCGAACTGATTTTGGTAAACATTTCCGAGCGGGTCGTCATGCGTTCCGGAAGTTGAATATCCATACCACTTCTCGCCCTGCTTAACTGGTATGATATCAATATCAAAGTCTTCCTTGACTGCCTGCGGAGAAAGACCATAGCAATACAGCGCCCAGTCAAGTCGGGTATAGTCGGAGTTGCCAAAGCCCATATAAAGGTTTTCTGGCTGCTCAATGATATTGATCCCAGGTCGCTTTGCCTGCGCATCCCAGTATATCTTTGCCGCGGTATATCCATAGAGGCTTTTCGTAAGTGCGGCCATCTCTAGCTTTAGGTCCATTTCGGACTCAGCCCACCATGCAAAGAATATTCGCTCTCTATTGGCTGCTTCAGCACGATCCTCTTCGGTCGTAGCAGTTGGCACATAGTGAATTACTGGAGTTACGGCCTGGAGCGATGCTGGGATATTTACGTATGCTGGATGCACGTTGACCGACACGTGAGCCCTGCCAGCGAGCCTTGCACTAGGATCTTCTGCCCAGTGATCCGCACCGCCAAGCGTAATTGTATCAGGATGATACATCCTGTCAAAGCGCCGGAAGATGCTTCGGAGACGATTCTGCTCTGGTTCTAGCTGTTGCTTTCTAGTCAATATTTCGCCATAAAGCTTGTACTCATCGCTTTCTTGAGGATTGATATCCTGCATTTCAAGCGACTTGCGGAACATTGCAATCGCATTAGCCTGCTCCGGCGTAAGCTTATCGACATCAAGAGGCGTGTAGTTCTTCTTGATTGCTTTGACCCTGCCGCCGTATGATACGTTGACAATCGATGGAGACGTAGCAATTCCAGACTCAACTCCAGTGTTTGCTGGACCAGAAGGAGCTGCCTTCCTGATCTCTCTTGCAATTTGGGCCGAGGTTTGGGTCTTGATTCCCTTGCCGGCTTGAGGCATCTTCTCAACGATGACCTCGCCCTTAGATAGGCGCTTCGCTTTATCGAGCGCGTCTCCAAGTGCCTTAATCTGTGCTGGCGTTGCGACATTTGGGTCAGTCGTGTACTGACCAGGAACGCCCTTTCCGTCAACGAACGTCTTTGGTACGCCTCTTACCTTAGCCATTATTCAGCAGCTCCAAAATAGGAGAAGGCGACGTTTGCCGCAGCCTTCTCGGGATTCCTAATTGCATAGCGGACAGCAATGGCAAGCGCCATTACGGCGTCCTGCTCGATCTTCTTGTCATCTAGCTTGTATGCCAAGAGTTGCCTCCGTAGATCCTCCCAGATGCCCCCGCGAGGGAACTTGATCTGGCCCTTGTCGATGATGGTTTTTAAGTCGTTTAGAAGCTCAAGCTTCTTGGATTTAGTGCCGCCGAAGTCAAAGTCTCTGAGCGGCTTGATGATTGAGAACTCGTCACGGAAGAGCTTACCGCCCATCCCGGTAGAGTCGACTACTGTAGTGCACTGGGCGCTCGAACTGTAAAGCAGATGCCCTTCGCGTACCATGTTGACGACCGCAGTGATCGTTTGCTTGCCGGAGCGCTTGCGAGCACGGACTCCCCGCATCGATGTGCGCTTTGTGATGTCGATTGTGAGCGCCCATGTTGCGTCGGACGAAATACCAGGGTCACAACCCTGGACGTAACGGTGAGCCGACTTTGGCGCATCCTCGACCTCCAATGTGCTATCGAAGCAGGCTTCAACTCCCTGAGACGAAAAGAATGCTTTTCGCGACTCGATGAAATATCCGTCTACGTTTTGCGGTATTAAGTACTCTGCCTGCTGCCTAACGACCGCGTCGAAATCTTCCTGTCGTAGTCCGTACCCGATATTGTCCCTCGTGGACAACCGGAACGAAATGAACTGATCGTCCCTGTTGGGATTGTCCGGGTTTCCCATCTCCCACAGATCCGAGTAGTCGTTGTAGCCTTCTGTTGGGGTTCCGATGAAGTGGAGAGGGCCCCCCGTAGAAAGTCGTCGGAGGTTGAGCACCTCTTGGTAGATTGTTACCAGGTGCGGCTCGAAAGCCGCCTCGTCGAAGGAGATTCCCTGCATGTCCTTGCCCAGGAGCGCCTTGGCCTTGTCCTGGGTCGTCCGGAAGTGGATGCTGGCCCCTCCCACTATCGGGTTGAACTTGATCCACAGGTACTCACCTCGATACTTCTTCTCGAAGTCGGCAACCTTGCCGAGCTCCTTTGTAAGAGGGCATCCTCGGCCCTTCTGAGCAGGGTGTGCTCCCTGCAAGATCATCGCTATCTCCCGATGAACCAGCTCTGCAGTCTCTTGCTGAATTCCCACGTGGTACCACTCGTACGGATCATTGATCCAGCGGATCGCATCCGCCTGATCTCCTCCCGAGGGAGGTCTAACGCCGAGTTTGTAGAGGGCATGATGAAAGCAGACAACCGCCATCGCGAGCGTTTTGCCGGCACGATTGCCCGCGGAAACGACAGTGGTGAGGTATTTTGGCCTGAACCCATCGTCCGCTCTATTTGCGCAAGCCTCCCACCATCTAACTTGCCCTGGGTTGCCTTCGATACCGAGCCAGCGAGCAGCAAAGAACTTGATGTCACTGCGACCGCGAGCCAAATCGAGAGCGGCTTGTCCTTGGACAGACTTCAAGATTCCTTCTTCTTTTTATTCTTCAGACGCTCGCTCATGGCCCGTGCCTTGGCCTTCGCGTCTGCTTTGCTGCTGGCGCCCCATGCCTGGAGGCTAAGAAGAAGTCTGGTTGGCCGGCCCTTCTCGTCTCTCTCGGGACCAGGCATTCCACCCATTCGGGCTAGGAACGATGCACGTCGAGGGTTGTCCCCGCTCTTAACTGGGGCCTTGAGCGTCCCGCCAGTCTGGGCCTTATACGAGGCACGGCCCTTGGCGTTTAGTCCGCCTTTTGGGTTCTGACCTTCTTTGCGCTGCCATGCTGCTGTTTTAGGCATTTCTCACCTCATTGTGGAAGTACAGTACTTTAGGTACAAACTTCACTGATTTTGCTATAGAGGCAATCCTGTTTATGAACGTACCGTCTGCCTCGTAATGACGATCCGTGTACCCGGCACGCTTGCCGACTTCAGTGCTCACAATGTAGTTACCAGATGTTGAGCTGCCGCCTGTAAACTGTGGCGTGTTGTTGCTTGACCATCCACAGAATACTGCGTCATGACCAGACTCAGCTTCCGACATCATCTCTTCGATGTACGAGCTTGAGTATGAGTCGTCGTGGTTGAACCATCCCGCGTAATCAGATGTCGCCAGGCCAAGCCCCTTGGCCCTCTTGTCGTGACCCCAGTCGTTAAGGTTTGGCTCTGGGTAGAACCTGATCGCTGGATACGCCTTTTCAGCCTCAGAGAGGCTAATATCGCTAGCAAGGACAATGATTTCATCAGGGACCCTGGTCTGGGCCAGGAGCGAGTTGATCGTACGTAGCATTGCTGCCTCGTCCGCATGAGCAGTTACAATTGCTGTGAACGTCGCCACTGATTCTCCTAATAATGTCGCTGCTTGATATTCCCCGAGTGTATGGAACGTATAGCATTTGGATTGACCGCTCGTCTAGCCATTCCTGGCTTATACCCAGCTGGCCAAGGAGTGAGTTGCCGGTCCAGTCATCTCCGTGAGCTATGTAGATCACTTTGACTCCGGTAAGCGAGTCGATGGTCTTCCCTGTGTCCTCGTCACCGATATTCACAACGACCTTGTCGACCCAGCGGCAGGCTTGTGCTGAAGCCATCCGCTCAGCGATATTCATGATCGGCTTTCTCTTGTAGCGCTCTGCAAACTCGTCTGAGTTCAAAGATACAATGACCTTGCCATAGTCCCTGCACTTTCTCAGGAACTCTGCATGTCCGTGGTGGAACATGTCAAACGTTCCACCGACATACACCCAGGTCATCATTCTGTGAGAAGATCTGGTTCTACGGGGGTTGCAATTCCCTCTACCACCGTTGCCCCGCCAAGTATGGAGGCCAATGTCATTGCTAGGTCCCTGTCTGCACCCTTCTCTTGGCGCCTGTCAAGGATCTCCTGTGCCCTGAGCCCCTCAGCCAAAGTTGGAACCAGCTCACCGTTCTCAACTGCTGAGAATGTATAATCTCTTACTAGGGAGGCAAGGTCAGTTCCTGCAGTTGGCTTCAAAGTGTTCTTGCGCTTCTCCATCACCTTGATCGCAGCAGCCTTGGCTTGCTCGAAGTCGGTTGTGAGGTGCTCCCTGCGGTGCTTTCCTAGCGTGATCCGGCTGACGTACTGGCCTTCAGTCTCCAGCCACTTGCTAATCCTTGTGTCAGGCATCCCCTCTCGCATTCTCCGACTGATCAGATCAGCGAGGGGGCTCCTGCACACATGGCAACCGGTCAATACCGGAGCCAGATTGATATTACTCACGCGCTCCGACGCCGAATGCCTTGTCCTCTGGGTTGAGATAGCGGATTACCACCGGTGCTATAGCAGCAACGCCAGCCGCAACAATCGACTTCACGCCGTCTCCGTTGAGATCGAATACGCTGCCGCCGAGAACCAGGAACTGCGCGATGCAGGCCGCTACGAATGATCGCCCCCACGAGGCAAGAGTTGCCTTGAGTTTCTTATCCATCTTTCCTCCTACTTCTTTACGATGATGCAGCGCTTGAACGGTGCATCACCCTTGCTCGAGGCGATTGCCTTGAGCTCAGCTTCGGTCACCACGACCGCAAACTTTTCTTTTCCCTTACCGCTGAACGTCGGGTCTGCAAACTGAAATCCGACGCCATCTGCCCACGCCGCCGCGGCCATGTGCCCGTAGGTCGCCCCAGCATGACGGCCGATGTAGCGCTTGTGCCACGAGCTGATTGCCTGCGGTGGATAGTTCTTCGCGGCCTGGACGTTGATGATGATCGCGTGGCCTTTCTTCAGGCTTTCGACGCAGTCGTTCCAGTCCCGCGGATATCTGGCGTTGGCGCCAAGTTCCTTGCAGGTTTTGATCAGATCCCATAGGCTTGATCCATTGTCGCTGACTCCCTGTACGTCCTTGTGGCCGGTAGCTTTTTCCTTGGCCCTAATGCCGTCGGCAGCGCTGATATCCTTTCCGAGGACCCACGAAACTGCACATGCGGCGCTAGATGGCCCGCAGTCGTCGAGTATGCCCCCCTTCTCGACATGGTCGAGCTGGGACCGCACAACAAGTTTAGCACCCACAATCTTGCTCAATTTCTTCAATCATTTACAATTATCCTTTTGTTGATCGTCTCCACGAATGGAGATCGGCAGACGTGGCATCCAGTCAGGACTGGGGCAAGCTCAGTCATTTACTCCCCTGATGGGATTGGATCTGGTTCTGGTGTAGGTCTGTTTTTATCTTCACAAAACTGATCCGCCCAGATCCTTGGTCCGTTAGGATTATTGGCATCCCAAGGACCAACTTCGTCTACCTTTACCCCATCCTTATAGATAATTGCTGTTCGACCGTTAATCTCGTATGTATACATCATCAAATACCAAGTCCAATCGTTGTCCTGAGTGGCTTAATTGACCTTGTTCCTCGCAAATAACCGTGCGTCCAAATGGAGCTGTTATCGTACCAAATAAAGAATACATAGGAGTTACCCTTGAAGGTAATGTCAATTGCCCTCTCAAATCCACCCATTCTTCGTCCCAGGTTTGATCCCTCCTGGCTTACTCCACCCTGTGGAACATTTGAGTTTCCGATGATTTGTACAGATTCCGCAATTGAATGATCGTCTGCCCTAAACGCAACATTTACTGTTGGCGTTTGAAAGATACCACCTGACGTGTTATTTGGAACAGTACCAGCACCGACATACAGACAGTTGTAGTAACCATCGTTATAAATATATCTTGCCTTTTTCCCCGTATTTCCTCCATTTGTTGCGCCAGAAATTGTAGCAAGTTCTTGAAATTGAGAAACCATTACTGATGCAGTTGATGCTCCAATATTAATCTGTCCAGCCTTTGGAAGCACCGCAGGGAAAAACACACCAGATGGAAGATATGTGCTTGGAAGAACTGAGTTTGACGTCTGAGATGTT